TAATGAGCCTTCTGCGTGGCCCCCTACTCCGGGGGCTGTCATAACAGGTTCTAAGTAATCAGTTGAGTCTCCGGGGTTTGCTTGAGCTCCGTTGAATTTTTCCCAGTTGTCCCATATGAGACGCATTGGTACTGCGAAGAAGAATGTATCTAGGAAGATGTTGTCCATAATTGGAGCAATTGGCGTTGCTAATCGAGCAAAGATGCTTGCGCTAAGGTTGAACGTATCTCCGGGTAGTGCTTCGTCTACGAATACAGGTACGAGATATCCTGCATCGAATGTAGTTTTGTAACCATGTGAGCGATTGAAGCTACTGCGCGATATTTGCGCTTTTGGTACTTGAGAGAACGTATGTTTCATTACTGATTTTTGTTTCATGTTAGTTTCTTCCTTCCATTTCCTGTTGAGGTGGTAATACTAGCGTTGGGGATAGTTTACGGTCTTTTTCGACGTAGTCTAGTGCTTTGCCGAGGCTTATATGAGCTTGATGTTCGATATTGCCTGTAATGTCATCCCATGTGCCGATTTCGAAGAGTATGAAGTCTTCTGGGTATTGTCCCACTTGAGTTTGAACGTCGTTTGCTGCTTGTTGGAACATGCGTAGTGCTTCGCCTTTAGTGCGAGCTGTGAAGGGGCGTGTATAGTATCCTGCTTTGCTATCGTAAATTGTATAGAACTTATTCATTTTCGTAATTCCTTTTTAGTTGGTTAAATTTATGCATTTGGCATTCCTCGCGTATAAGGCGGCGCTCGTAAGTATTGTTTTCTTCGTGAGCGAGAGCTTTTTGTTTTCGTTTAGCTTTTAACCTAGCTAGTTCTTCTGGGTATGCGATTTCGAATTGTCCATCGTAATACTTTGGTGGCCTTACTGCCTTTCCGTTGATAACTACGCGATCGTTATCGTAAGTATTCTTTTGGTGTTGATCTATCCAGTGTTTACCTATACCGGGTCTGCGCGACATCGTGACATATTCGGGCTTCCTTTCTTTGAGGATTTCTCCTGTTTCAAAGTTGATTTCGTTATAGTGAAGGGGAGCATCTTGTCCAGTGATTTTTTTTGTGATGTAACGCGCGACATAAGCAGCGCTTTCGAATGTTACATCTCCGACGATACAGTGACCTTTGCCCCATATTGATTCGAGTATTTCTGATTTGTAATAGTTGCCATCATCACGTTGTTGTATGAGTTCTCGATCTGGAAAATCGAAGTTGAATATACATGCGTGATAGTGAGGGCGTGAAAATTTTTCTCCGTATTCTCCACAATGGAAGAATCGGATTGTTTTATCTGAATAGTTTTTTCTGAAGCGTTTCATGAATTTTTGAAAGTCTTCAACTTGTAGAGTTCCGTCTGGCGGTAGGTGTTTATCGTTATAGGTTAGGGTAATGAAGCAGTTGTCTTCGTATAGTGATGCTTCGTGTATACAGCGGATTGCCCATTGGCGTGATCGTTCGAGTCTGCAGCCTATACATTGGCCGCATTGTAGGTCGACAGGCATGTCGTGATAACCTTCTTTTACGTTGAAGACTATGCTACGTTTATTGGTAGAGGGATTTACCGTTCGTGACCGGTAACCCTTTAGAGGGTGGAAACATGGCATGATGTTTCTACCTTCGTTTTTATAATCTTATTCCGCCGCGCATTGGTGCGCCAGCGATGTTTTTAACGTGAGTTTTGGTTCCCTTTTTAAATACCTTTTTAGACTTATATTTTGATATTTTTGATCTATTTTTCACTTTGTACCCCTCTTACCGAAGACCTTTCGAAGTATGAGTAGAATTGCGGCTATCGCGACTTGAAATACGGTCTCTTTAGTTTCATTATCCATGTTTTTTGTTCCTTTGGAAGAGTTTCGGTGGAAACTTTTTGTTTCTTTAGATTGACTGCCACCCAAGTTTTTCTTGCTTTGGTGTCAGTCCGACCAGTTACATCAAGGGAGTGTACTGGTCGGTGGGCAAAACCTACGCCAAGAGGACTTGGCATGGTTTTTGCCTGTGCCTTATAAGGGCATGTGGGGTTGATCTTTTCTATTTTAGGCTCCTCTAGCTTTGCGAAGGAGCCCTAAAATGAAAAGAAAATTTTATACCCCTGAAGAGAGAATTAGATATTACTCAGACATGATTAAAGATCTTTCTGAGAAGTTGGAGTTTGCTAATCGAAGAATTACCGAACTCCGTAAGAATGCTGTGAAACAGCATATTGAGTTATTCAGTGAAGCTGAAATTGAAGCTTTAAGAGAAGCTTTGAAGAAGGGAGAGGGCTAAAGCCCTGCTAGCGCCCTCCGGTTGCTGAATCCGGAGCGAAGCTCCGGATTGTGTGTGAAGAAGCTACTAGGGCCCGAATAGGGCCAGTTCTGTGAATTTTATTACGGCTTTGGTTTATCGTTTGAATCGTTATTTGTAGGCGCCGTGTTAATTGGCTCTGGCTTAGGAATAGCTAAACCGAGCTTGATTGCTTCTTCTAGGTTTTTTTCGTCATCCATGAAGGATACGAATTGTATGGGATCGTTTTGAAACTTTTCCCTGACACGAGCGGGTAGTTCTGAGAAGAGTTGTTCCGCGTGTCTTACGTGCTCGAGGCACGATTGATAATCCCCTAGTTGAGATACATCCCCAAATTGGGGAATGGCGTTTGTGATATGTGTTATTACGCCTGTTTTGGCGTATTTTTGCATGATCACGTTAATGTCTGTTGATTTGAGTTGTGAACCATCTGCAAGAGTGGGTTCTTTGCAAATAAGTTGTACTTTGCGTTGACCTTTGTATTTAGTTATGAATTCCATTTTATTCTCCTATTTTATTGGTACTGCTTTAAAAAAGTCTAGTGGGTTGATGATTGATTTGAGTTGATGAATTGCTTGAATGAGATTGTTATTTTGCATTTTTCCGCGTAAATGAGCTGCGCCTGCTTGTTCTTTGTGAGCGGGCATATTCCATACTTTTTCTGCTTTTTCAAGTTTTCTTATTTCATTAGTAATCCCTGCACCTTTTGAATCTTCTAATGTTTTAAGTGCTTGTGCTCCTGAAAGTTTGGTATCTGCTACTGCTTTACCTTGTTCAACAATTGCTTTGTTTTTTAGTTCTTCGTTTAGCTCTTGTTGTGTTCGTTGAGTGTTTACAGATTCTTGAGCTGCTTGCGCATTTGCATCTACAGTTTTTTGATTTTGCTTTAATTTATCTAAAGCTTGTCCTGATGAAGCTAGTCCTGCCATTTTATCAGGTGTCCAGAAAGGTTCTGATTTATGTACGTTTCCACTAGGTACTGCTGCGCCTGACATATTTGCAGAAAGTATTGGATTAAGACCTGCTGCACGCAAATCTTTTACTTGTCTTTGATGTGCTTGGTTTGCCTCATGTACTTCCATGCGAAACATTTCTTTTTCACGTTCCCAAGTGCGAGCGTCTGCCTCACGTTGTTGATAAGCTCCTGCTATTTGCGATGTGGGGCCTGACCCCATCATCGCTCCGATTGCTCCGAACATATAAATACTCCTTTCTAGAAGTGATCTATTAAGCCTGGTACTGAGTACACGGGCATAGGGCGAACACAGTTAAGGTTGTAGTAAGCATCGAAGATGAAGTGTGGCTCTGAAGGTACTGCGATTACGCGATCAAGAGGTGGTTCTTCCTGAATGAAAGTTGCATTGAGTGTAGGTAGTGAACCGAATTCTTGAGATAAGTGCCAGATGTCTAGTGATGTAGCTGCGTTTGAGCGCATGAGTCCTGTTACTACGGATGGTTTATAGCGATATTCTGCGTAACGTTCTTGGTATCCGAAGACCTCGTCATCTACTGATGTGCCTTGTGCATAAATTTCTTTATTAAGTACTGCTTGTTCACCGATGTGTGCGAGTGCTGGCCAGAAGTAATCCCATCTTGTACGACGTGAGAACATTCTGTTGAGACCTTGTTGATAGTTTAGATCTGCTCGTGCTGATACCATGCCGATGATTAGACAGTGTTCAGTGAATGAGTGACCGAAACCTCTTCCAGTATTTCCTGCCGTTGCAAATGCGGACAGGTTGCCTTGTGGAGTAGTCGCATCTGTAGAGGAAGTCTGTGGAACTGAATGCATGTTAACTGGTGTAGAGAATCCTCCAAGATACTCAGGTCGTTGAAGTCTTGCATCAGGTGAAGTGACTCCGAAATGCGCTTTAATAACCTCGATATATCTAGTTCCGCCACGTGCGTCTCGTTCAAAAATTTTCTGAATTTGGAATGCTTGACGAAGTTCGTTGATTGTTGCTGCTGTTGCATCTGATAAGTCTGCCTTTAATCCTGTGTATGCATCGTCATTGCCGTCTAGTCCTGCTCTCCAGTTCGCTCTATCAGAGCCTCCAACACCAACTTCGCCTCCGAGAGTGCTGACTGTGCCTGAACCAGCAGGTAAGCGTGTTGCGAAGTTTTTGATGGTAGCAGTGGTAGTTGTGAAGTTGGGATATCCGAGAGTGTTTGGAATGACCTGAGCTTCTGTTCCGAGTGGGAGAGTAACTGCTGTACCCTTTTGAGGCCATGGTAAACAGCTCGTAAAGTAATCATGTCTTTTACCTCGCTTTAAGAGTACGTAATCTGTTGATGAGTCTGGGCCATCATCTGTATCCACTACTACTCGGTTTTGTAAGTTTTGATCTCTGAACCATTCGTTCCAAATAAGATTGTATGCTCTATGGAATTTTGAGCTGTGTTCAAGTGAGTTAATTTTTGTAGGTATGCCGAAGTAATCCGATAATGAGCCTTCTGCGTGGCCCCCTACTCCGGGGGCTGTCATAACAGGTTCTAAGTAATCAGTTGAGTCTCCGGGGTTTGCTTGAGCTCCGTTGAATTTTTCCCAGTTGTCCCATATGAGA